CAAACCCACGTACTTCATAATACCTCTCATCAATCTTTGGATGCCAGTTGACTGCAATTTCCATGCGCGTAACCATCTGGCAACACCACCCACAACCATTGCACTCACCGCCACGCACCCAATCCGTTACGCTGGTCGGCCCTAAGCCGGAGACCAAAACCGTTGTGCTGGAGTGACTTCTTCAAGCCACTGCGCCCTAGCTTCTAGACTATTACCTACATCAGGAGCGGTATTTGTACCACTAAGAACATCCTGCGGACCACCGGCCGTACGAAGAGTATTGATGTTTGTTGTGAGAACACCATCGGGACCAGCGGCTTTAGGCAGCAGCAAAGCTGTTGAAGGACAATCGTGAGACGAGGCGAGTCGTGAAACACGGCCTCTTTTCTCAGCTAGAGTATCACCCATGACTAATTCCCTCCCTATGCAGGAGACCAATATTGCTGCTCTGTAGCATCTGAGGCAGTATTGCGTAGTCGGAGTTCCTGCGCACTAAGTGTATCGTTTAAGCCGCATCCAGTACCGTTACTTCCACCAACCGTTATAGTGCCACCCCCGGATAAACCAGATGAGGCAATCATAGTGCGGGCTCGCATACGCGAGGTATCCAGATCAGAACCTTCAGTGAACGTATCAACGGCCATTCGTAACTTCCCCCTTATGCTGGATCGTGATACTGCTGTGGCGCACTATTAAGACGGATCATTGTAGAATCTCCGACTTCGCGTACCGCAATGGCTGTAGTCGCTGCATAAATAGCAACAACACCGCCTGTTAAGCGACACGTGCGAGCTTCATCTCCACACTGCGCCTTATCGCCAATATCGGTTTCCCATCCTGGAGAAGGCATTAAGGAGTCCCCCAGTATCGCTGCGCCGGAGCCTTATCTACGGCATCCTGCATCTTTCTCACGTTGTCCAGAGACTGCGTAGTTTTCAGATCACCCAAGGTATTTGTTTGCAAAGCTGTCCGCAAGTTCACCGTCACCGGCTCATCACCATCAGGAGCCGTCCCTACCCATCCTTGCCCTGCAATCGGTAAAGACACAGTTGGGACGATTGTATTAGGTGAAGAGACGGCACTAATAAGTCTAGCCGCCTTCGCGGCAAGGGTGTCGCCCATAGCTCTACATCTCCTTATATTTAGGCTAGGCCCGTAGGAGGGATTAGCTCCTACGGACCATTACCTATTTAATTACTAGGCAGGAACCTCTTCCCAGATGAAGTGACCAATGCACTGAATCGCGGTCGTCGCAGAGAGAGAAATACTCGTACCCTGCGTTACAACAACCAACCCATCAGCACGCCAAATCACCATAGGCGGAATACCTGTGGTAGCAGTAGCGGACACGGACGGAGACTGCAACCCAACGAGAGCAATTGGAGTTACCGGAAGAGTAGCCGAAGAGTCCAGAAGCCCAGCAGAAACAGTACCAGAACCCAGCAGAAGGTTCCGAGTAACAATCGGGGTCGTATGCACGACAGCAATCTGCGAATAGGGACCGAACGCCAATTGAATCGTATCAATGGCAGTCGTAGCCGCAACTGCGTGCTGCGCTCCAACCTCGATGAGAACCAGGTTCTTACCAGACCCAATCGGGTTAGACAGAATAAGACCAGTAGCAGTCGCATTTAGAGCAGTAACGGCAACAGCCGCCTGATTAGCACCCGCGAATACGTAGCCTCGGAGAGTGGCATCAGCATACTTCGCACCAGCCTGCCGCGTAACGAGAGCACCTGTACGATCTGTCCGACCAGGCTGCACCGAACCATCCGCAGCAGAAACAAATCCACTTCTATATTCAGAAAGCATTTTATCTATTCCTTTCGTTTAGAGGGGTTATAACCTACACCCCCATGTTTAACTACCGTACTTCATTCCCGTACTTATCAGAACCCCACAATTCCTGATCTCGTACTGCGTTACTCGCAAGAAGCAATTCTTGTACCTCAGCAAGCCTGCGCCCCTGCAAATCGGTATCTGATGTCTCAAACACAACGGGTACGCGAGAATCGGCCGCAGTGCTAGGACTTATATCAACAACCGCAAAGACTCTCGAACCCGCCGTATATTCACTAACTCGCACGCGAATGGCGATGAAGTTTAGCGTCTCGACAAACCATCGTCCATTCGTCCAAATCTTTGTAACCTGTGAACCCTTTCCAATCGCAGTCGCTGGCACCATAAACCACGTGCCCCCATCAACTGTCGCTTCGATGACGAGGGTCATTTCACCCACTGTTGCGATATCTTGAGTCTGCACGACGGCGTAATCAACACCAGTCGGGGAGGGAACTTCAAAAGCCATATTAAGTGCTGATAGTCGCATACTCATGGCTTATACCACTCCCCCTTACTGAATAATCTGGAAGTTGAAGGCAAAGGCATGAGACCGATAGATTGTAGTACCGGCATTGTTGACCGTAACCACATAGAACAGAGTCTCATCAGCCTGTGTCGGATTCATAAAGATTGGAGTCGGAAGAGTCTGCGTTGTCTGATACAGACCAGTAGTTGTGACCGTTCCAAAGGTTGTACCCAGAGCGGGAGTAAGAGTTCCACCAACAGCAGTTGAGACTGTCGGAGCACCTAGCGAGTTGTACAGGACACGAATGATATCAGCAGAATGAGCGTCCATGCTCGCAGTACCAATAGCGTAGTTATAAGTCACACTCATCAGACGAAGACCCCTGCTAGGATTAGGGGCACCCACATCGCTCGTATTTCGGAAGTATCGAGAAACGATACCGGAAATAGGAACCTCAATCGTGCCTGTCTGGTCAGCAGCATCAATCTCCATAAAGTAAATTCCAGCCGAACCACGAGTACGTGTCCAGGTACCAGTCGTGAAAAAGATCTGGGGAAGTTCACAAGCAAGAATACGGGATGTATAGTTAGAACTTGTTGGCATCAAAGCCATATCTATCGTTTCCTTTCTATACTAATGCAAACCACATTGCAAAAGATGCGTGCAAGAGGATGCGCATCCCCCTCAAAACTCTGTCAACTATTGACAGCTATGCTCCCTAACTCCCCTCATATTGAGAGTTCGAAGTTCCTCCCACAAACGTCGAGATTCCTCATCAATCTGAGGGTCCATACGTTTGCCTGGAGTTTGTTTAGAACGGACTTCACGAAACCTTAGAACCTCCTCCGCCTGCTGCCTCTTTACCCGAAGGTGTGGAAGCATAAGAGGGAGATGCTTATCAATAGAACCTCCGCGTAGTTGCAACCGATACTGAGTCTTGGCTTTTGGGCCAAAACCTTTTTCAGTTTGCAGAGACTTGTCAAAAAACTTGGCAAGTTCTAACATGATAGGTAGATGGGTATTTGATACACTCATATAGGCAACATAGCGAGCACCGGATTTATTCTTAACCCGATTTTCTCGTATGATACCTATAGTTCCTTCACCATCCCACCAACCAGCCAACCACTCGTAAGTTATTGATTTCATTAGGCTCCTTGGTTCCCATGGAGACCTCTCCACTCGTTAACTCCGAAGGAGAAGCGCATGCGACCCTTGAACAGCATGTCGCCGGTGTTGAAGTCTTCCTCTGTCCGAGTGTGCAACTGCCGACGCCAGAACCACTTCAGGTCGTGAGTATCACACACAACGAACCACGCATTCGTGTCCGTCAGGTATGGCCACACAACAACCGAAAGAAGCCCTTCGACGGGGTTCACGTCGTTATTCTGAGACCCAGGAAGATAGGCAGACTTAAGAATCTGCTTAGCCACATACTCCAGGTCCGGAGGAATAATAAGTGTCCGAGGCATAAGTTCAATGCGCTTGCCAACTCCGTCCAGTTCCGTCCGCAGGTCGATCAACGCTGTCTCTAGAGTAGAAACCCCTAGAGCCGCAGCTGTGCTGAGGTTGCTTAGAACCGCTCCCCCGTCTTCCCGAGTATGGGAAGCAGAGAACAGTGCCAGGCCATCACCGACAACGAAGTCGGCAGTACCGAACGCAGAGTTTAGGATAAGAGCAGCACGTGTCTCGATAGTCGCCCTAGCAGCGATACCTAGAGCACGCCCCACTTTGCGCATAGGCCCGTAAAGGTCGTCTTCGACAGCCTCTTCAGTAACCCGAGCGCCCTTCGCATACGTGGTATGCGTATAAGTCTGCCGGTTGCCAGGCAGGAA